TGGAAAGATGGTGATGAGATAGATGTCTGTCTCGCTGGTACATTTGCTAATGATAAATTCATTACATTAATCAATCGCTCTAAAGAAAAATGATGTGGTACATTATAGGGTGGACAATAGTTACAATGTGGTTACTGTCCAAAATTGGGGTCTTTAAAAAATGAGACTAGGAGTTATGTGTTCTGGTGAGGGAACTAACTTCGAGAACATAGTTCATTCGTGTCCTAAACACGATGTTGTTTTGATGGTATATAATAAGAAGCACTGTGGTGCTGCAAAGAGAGCAGACAGATTGGACATTCCATCTGTTCGCATCGCTAGTAAGAATGAAGATGACATCATCAAGATCTTTGAAGCATATAATGTTGATATAATTGTGATGGCAGGATGGATGAGAGTTATGACCAAGAAATTCTGTGATGCATTTCCTGGTAGAATAATTAATTTACATCCATCATTACTTCCTAAGTACAAGGGACTCCATGCTATTGAACAAGCAATCAAAGCAGGTGAAGAACAGACAGGATGTACTGTACATTTTGTTAACGAACACCTTGACTCAGGTGCTATAATAAGACAGCAAGAAGTACCTATTCTTCCTGGTGATGATGTTAAGTCAGTTACTAGGGCAGTACAACAATGTGAACATCAACTTTTACCTCTAGTTATTAATGCATTATGAGTGATACTCAAATTATTAAAGGAAAAGTAAAGACAGTCTTCTCTACTTCCGAACCTGATAAAGTTCTCATACAATATGAGGATAGAGTTACTGCTGGTAATGGTAAGAAAGAATTGTGGATAGAAGATAAAGGTAAAGTCTGTTGTGAGATTTCTAAGATTCTTTTTGAAAAGATAACAGAGGTAGGAATTCCTAATCATTATATTGATATGATTCCTGTAAGTATTATGTCTTGCAAGAAGGTAGATATCATTCCACTTGAAGTGGTAGTTAGAAATCTTGCAGCAGGATCTATAGTTAGACAGACAACCATTGAAGAAGGTACTGAATTTAAATGGCCATTGATTGAGTTCTTTTTAAAGGATGATGCTAAGGATGATCCATTACTAACAACAGATCGCATCATTCAGATGGGATATAATATGGAAGTAGTAGGTGAGATGGAGATCATGGCACGAGAAGTTAATCATATATTAAAACAGATCTTTGATTCTATTGGTCTTACACTTGTTGATTTTAAATTGGAGTTTGGATACGATGCTAACAAAAATATACTCCTTGCTGATGAACTATCACCTGATGGAATGCGGCTTTGGAGAGAAGGTCAAAGTTTTGACAAGGATCTTTTTCGAGAGGAGAAAGGAGATCTAATAACATCATACAAATACATACTTACACAGTTACAATCACTTTAAATCATGGAAATTATAATTTATACAACGACAGGTTGTGAATGGTGTTCTAAGGTAAGAGAACTCTTAGAGAGAGCAAACATAACAGATTACATAGAGAGAAAGGTTGGGATTGATTATGATGTAGCTACGTTCCATGAAGAATGGCCTCAAGCAAGAGCGTATCCTGTTGTTATTGTTGATGGTGAATTTGTGGGTGGATTGATTGAACTCGCTAAGTTATTTTTAAAATTAGGTTTAGTCTCTAGTAAAAAGAAATGAATGAACTTAAAATAAATAAAGGTGTTGAGCTCATGCTCAGGAGGGCAGATAAGAAGGTACAGAAACCAGAACCTAAGAAGAAAGGTTTCAACATTAAGAAAACATTCTCTCTCCTTAAACGAAAGTTTTATCTTAACTTTGAATTGAGGTGGGAACCTAAAAAATAATATTGAGGTTGAACCATGACACCAGAGATCATTTACTTGTCGGCACTTACGTCCGTTCTAGTTCTATTAGTAGGAGGTGTAGTCGGATGGTTAGGAAGACAAGCATACAATGAGCACATATATGTTACAGCAGCACAGCATGAAGCAATGCATCCTGAAATGTATGACGAAGAAGGTCACTTTATCAACGAGGAGTTACTCTCTGTCCGCTTTATAGATGAGGACGAGATAGAAGAGGACTAAATAGTACTACCATATACCATGACACATGCAATTATTAATGAATGAAGTCTTACAGAAGGTAAGCAATGCGAAAACGAAAGCGCAGAAGATAAAACTTCTGAATGAGTACAACTCTCCAGGATTAAGAGCACTTCTTATTGCTAATTTTGATGAGAGTGTTATCTCTATGCTACCAGATGGAGATGTTCCGTACAAACCAAACGATGCACCAGAGGAAACAGAGCATACTAAACTCATTCAAGAGTATCGTAAACTCTATCTGTTCTTTAAAGGTGGTGCTAACATAAGTCAAGCAAGAAGAGAGACTCTCTTTATTCAATTGCTTGAGGGACTACACGCAAAAGAGGCAGAGGTTCTATCTCTTGTTAAAGATAAGAAGATCGGCAAGCGTTGGAAGATTACAAGGCAGTGTGTCGAAGAAGCATTTCCAAACATTCAATGGGGGAATAGAAGTTGAATATAATTCATGAAAAATGTGATCCTAAGTTAGCAGAGGATAGGAAACTACCTTACACTGCTTACCTTATTGAGTATGAAGTCGAGGGCAAACCTACATATGATATTACTATGGGTGATAGTCAAGTAGAATTATTTGACCATTACTATGATAAGTATAAGAAAGGTTTGAAATGGTTGAAGCAAACAGAAGGTACTGTAAGACCTAACTTATGGAATAATAATGTTGCTACACCACCTAAGAGACGCAAACGTAAAAAACCATCATCGGAGGAATAACCAATGGATTCACATCCACATGGTATGTGGGCAATCCACTACTGTAAAGTCGAAGACATAACTAAATGGAATGTTATGAAGAGACGTAACAGTGATGGTGTTCTGGTATCTGCTAAGGTATATGATGATGTCTTTAGGTTTAAAAAGTATCACGATGCTTTTGAATTTTGTAGGCTAATGAATACAGAAGAGCCACAGGTTTATGATTCTAAGCCAGCCAGAGTGTGTAAGACAACAGTTACTGAAGATGATGGGTTCTACCTATCAAATAACTAATGTTATCTAAGGAATATAGATTGAGACTAGTTGAAATAGTATGTAAGATGAAATTGGATCGTGAGGTCAGTTTAGAAGAGAGGATATGGGTCAGTAAATTATGCGATCATAATAGATCAGCAGCAGGAATACGTGATAGATTCTTAATATAATATAAAATTGTATTCGTTTACACATTTTTATTTGACTATATATTATAACTGTGTTACTATTAACACATACGTTCATCCCGAAAGGGACGCAAGTAAGTCGCGGAACGGATTCGTTCATCCCTATGCATGGTCTACTTCTCAGTTTAATAGCACTAAACAATCCAATGGTTTGTGAGGATGCTATGGACTTGATCAATAGAATCAGACCAACAGTTCAGCATCGTGCTGAAATTGTTGAGACAATTCAGGAGAACACAGAAGAAGGATGTGAATGGGACGCAAACGACTAAAGGAACGGATTAAAATCCAACTACTTTAGGAGTAACAAAATGGCAAAAGTCACTTACCGAGGTGTCACTTATGACACTGAGCACCGTCCTAACAGGACTGTCAGATCAGCAGAACATGAAGAAACTTACCGTGGTGTAAAATTCCTCGTGGATACAGAAGGACACAAACGTGTGCTACTAACTGCTTAATCAAAACTAGTTTTTGATTTCTATGAATCCAGGAAATTTTTTTCCTGGATTTTTTTGTTGCAAAAGTCGATACCTGTGCTATAATAAATACCTAGTAACATTAATTAGTTATGCCCAAGTTAGAGGGAGAGCAGCTACTCAAATTAAGAGAGCATACTCTCATGTTATTGATGAAAAATTTTCCAAAGCATCGCTCGAAATATATTTACGAGTGTGCTGATGATTGGTGTAATAAACAAGTGACTACTAATGGAATAGTATCTTACTTCAAGGCATACTATGGCAAATATGAAGGACAAGAAGGCAGCAAAGCAAATTATCAAGAGAGCAAAACACAATCCAAGTCTTTATAGCAAAGATGAGGTAAAGTATGCTAAAATATACCTGAAACGTCGCAAGCGTGAAAAGAAACAACATGAACGTGAAATTAGTGAGCGTGACTCCAGACGCAGAGAAGCACATGGGTTACGTG